AATACAGGATACTCCCCACACGAGGTAAATTATGTCAGTAGCAGTAATCTGGGCTTGGGTTATGGCTAACGAAGCCGCACTTGCCACCATTCTTTTGATCGTTTCTGAACTTTTAGGAGCGGTTCCACGAGTCAAATCAAACGGACTTGTGTCATTTGTTATTCTTCAAGTACAAAAAGTATTAAAAGATAAGGGAGCACACGACCATACTCCCTGATTATAAATAAATCAATATAAAAGGAGACCAATCATAAGGTCTCCTTTTTTTATAAATATTCAGTATATAAGACATTTACAAGGTTAAAAAAATGGCTCTTTGGGGAAATAAAGATTTAGTTTATAATGCCGGTGAAGTTGCCGTCAATCTTGGCACCAAAACCGTAACCGGCACTGTCGGTGTGGTTACGTTCACAACTTCCGGTATTACAACCAGTGATGTAATTACTATTGGTGCCGGAGCAACTTACGGATATGCGGTTATAACCGGATTTACTTCTACCACTATTTCAATTGCTTCTACCGCAGGAATTGTCACCGGCATTACAACTGTTCCTTCCGGTACGACATATTTTGTTTCGGAAAAACCACTATATACCGTTGTGGATTCAGTTTATCGGGCACCAGAATCCAAGACCGTTGGATACTCCACAAGTCCCGTATTCACCTCCGTAGTCGGCGTAAGTACAGTGGAAGTAAGTGTTGCGAATACGGCAACCGGATCTGCTCGTAAGTATGCTCCCACTCATGCCGGTTGGGTTGGTGTTACAACTTATATCGATGCTCACGGCAATTTTAGAGTTAAGACCGAAACATTAGTTGCCGGTAGTAGCATTACTGGCAGTAATTCTGGTGATAATGCGATGTATCCAGATAGCTGATAATAATATATGAGATTTGATGAATTGAATGAGAATAATTATACATTATTTGCGATTAAGTATTATGAAAATCCTCAATCAGTGACGATGGAGGATTTTGAGGCTGACTTGAAAAGAATACGGTATGTAAAAAGATTGTTAAAACGATATAAAAATACGGGAGAATTAAAAACACATTTGATACTGAATCATCTTATCATTCTTTTTAATGTTTTTAATGATGCCGCAGTTCCTTTATTATTTTATAGTTTGGATAAAGATCTTTGGTCTTCAATTAAAAGTTTTTTAGTCTTTCTAAATAGACTTCCAGAATATCCAAAAACTCAAATACACGATATTGAAGTAGATCGGGAATGTCTTTCTCAATTACAAAAAATTTAATATGAATAAAATAGATAAAATTATTTGGATTATTAGAAATCTAAAAGAAGAAGGTATGAGTGTCGCTGCTCCTCCTACGAATAATACCGGAAGTGGTCCGGGAGTAGCGGGATATAGTGCGAGTGGGGATCAATTCCATGCCGGGTATGATAAACCATCGGGCATAGGGACATCTAATATTATAAGAAGATTTCCTAAAAAATTAAATAATTCTAAAAAGAATAAATAATCATAGAAGCTACTTGAGATTTTAGTTTTAGTAGAGTCAAACAATTCTCAATTTTTCTAAGATGTTATTCGATAACAAATCTACAAATTCAGATACAAAACTCGCTGTTTTAGAAGAACGGTTGTCTTCTTATGAGGTTATGATGCGTAAAATAGACGAGGCAATTCAAATCATGGGTAAAACCAGTCAAAGCATTTCCAAAATGCTTGCTGTTCATGAAGAAAAAATTGATCATTGCTCAAAAACAGACGAATCAATATCTAAATCAATTGAAGATATGAGAAATGAAAATAAATCTCAACATAGAGAAGTAGAAAAAAGAATAGATGGATTAGAAACTAAAATTGATGAAGTTGTAAAGTTTCGTTGGATGATACTCGGTGCCGTTGTTTTTATTTCATTTGCTCTTTCCCAGTCTCCGCTCATAATTGATATCTTGACACCCGACTCACAACCTGTTAAGATAGAGAGTAAGAAATAAAAAAAATCTTTTATCATGGATTTAATTGATTCCAAGTATATTGGATTAGTTTCTGTTCGCTTGGAAAGATTCAAGAGAGTTAAGGCAGATCTTTATAATTGCCGATGCCCTATTTGTGGAGATTCCCAGAAAAACAAAACAAAAACACGAGGATATTTTTATCAAATTAAGAATAATACAAATTATAAGTGTCATAATTGTGGAGTGAGTTTATCCTTCAATAACTTTCTTAAACAAATAGATCCAATGCTTCACAAACAATATAGTTTGGAGAAGTTTAAGGAAGGGTTTACCGGAAAGAACTTTGTGGTAGAAGCACCAAAGTTTGAGTTTAGTAAACCAAAGTTCTCAAATAAAATAGACTTACCAAAGGCATCAGAAGTTTTGATTTCCAAAGAATATCTTGAGAAAAGAAAACTTAATCCGGAAAAGTTTTATTATGCCGAAAACTTTAAAAAATGGGTAAATCAACAAAAACATACATTTGAAAATATTGATAGAGATGAATCGCGTATCATCATACCAATGTATGATGTTGATTCCAATTTAATTGGATTTCAGGGAAGAACGATTCAATCTTCTATTCATAAATATATCACCATAATGCTTGTTGAGAATGCTCCTAAAATTTACGGACTTGAAAAAATTGATTCCCAAAAATCAGTTTATATTGTCGAAGGACCATTTGATTCCACATTCATTAAAAATGCTGTTGCCATGTGCGGGTCTGATATTAGTGTTGGGTCGTTTGGTTGGAGCGATTATATTTGGGTTTTTGATAATGAACCACGCAACAGAGAAATCATTAACAGAATCTCAAAAACCATCGATAGAGGTGATAAGGTAATTATATGGCCAACAAGTATTAAACATAAAGATATTAATGATCTTGTAATTGCCGGATATGACCCGGAAAATATATTAGAATCAAATACCTATTCAGGTTTAGAAGCAAAAGTAAAGTTTAACGAATGGAAAAAAGTATGAGTAACGGAACAAAGGTTATTAAGCGAAACGGGTCGATTGAACCTCTTGACCTAACCAAGATGCACTTAATGGTGGAAGAAGCATGTAAGGACCTTGCAGGGGTCTCTGCGAGTCAAGTTGAGATGCAGTCCGGTATTCAATTTTATGATGGCATTTCGACCGCAGAAGTTCAGGAGATTTTAATTCGTTCTGCCTCTGATCTGATTGATTTGGATCATCCAAATTATCAATTTGTTGCCGCTCGTCTTCTTCTATTCGCCATTCGCAAACAGTTGTTTGGGCGTATGCACGAGTGCCCCACTGTAATTCAACATGTCCGGAATTGTGTGAATAAAGGAGTTTATGATGCAGAGATTTTAAGTCTGTATAATGATGAAGAGTTTGAGAAACTTCAATCTTTTATCGTTCATGAGCGTGATTATCTCTTTACATATGCCGGTCTTCGTCAGGTTGCAGATAAGTATTTGGTGCAGGATCGCAGCACCGGAGAACTGTATGAAACTCCACAGTTCATGTATCTTTTAATTGCGGCAACTATTTTCTCTAAATATCCAAAAGAAACTCGTTTGGATTACGTTAAGAGATATTATGATGCAATCAGTAGGCACAGAATCAGCATTCCCACTCCGATCATGGCAGGTGTTAGAACACCACTTCGTCAATTTGCATCTTGTGTTCTGGTTGATATTGATGACACCCTCGATAGCATCTTTAGTAGTGATATGGCTATTGGTAAATATGTCTCACAGAGGGCTGGTATCGGCATTAATGCTGGTAGAATTCGTGGTATCAATTCTAAAATCAGAGGCGGTGAAGTACAACACACGGGAGTAGTTCCTTTTCTTAAAAAGTTTGAGGCAACTGTCAGATGTTGTACTCAAAATGGCATCAGAGGTGGATGCTTTGATTCGGAATCTGAAGTCTTAATAGTTGAGTCTGTCAAGATTGATGGAATAAATTATAGGATAAATGATGAAATTAATGGTATTAAAGTTATTGACATTATAAATAATCATAACGGAAATAAAACGATTATGTTTGATAAATAAATGGAAAATTTAATTTGGACTCAAGAAACTATTAAAAAAAGTAACTCTCCATTTAGTATATATTTTTACCTTAAAAAAACAAATGGGGATTATAATGCTGCTAAAAATCTTTATGATGATTTTTTAGAAAAAAAATCCCCCTTTAGAAATCCAAAAAATAGACCAAATACAATTGAGTATTGGATTTGTAGAGGATATTCTGAAAATAATGCTAAACTAAAGGTAAGTGAAATTCAGTCAAAACCTCTTGATTTAGAAGAATATATTGAAAAGTATGGCGAAGAAAGGGGGATGAAAAAATATAATAAAAGAAAAGATAATTTACAGAATAGATTTGAAACTGAAATTAAAAACATACAAACAAAACTTCAATGCGATTATAATACTGCTTATGACTTTGTATGTAATAGAAAAAGAAAATGTTCTCCAAGAACTATTGATTATTGGGTAAATAAAGGATGTACTATAGAACAATCTAAAGAGTTAGTTTCCAAGCATCAGAAAGAAAATAGTCCAAGATCTGTTTATTATTGGGTTAAGATTGGATATAGTGAAGATGATGCGATAATTAAAGTTAGAGAATACCAAGATAATCTATCAATAGAATCTATTATGAAAAGATATTCTTGTGATAAAATAACTGCTCTTGACATACAAGAATCAATTATTGAAAAAGTAAAATTTACAAGAATTGGAAATAATATTAATGTTGATATTGCTAATGACTATGAATATTTTGTTTATAAAAAAATGGTAAACAAAGAAACCAAAAAGACAATAAAATTGAATAAAAAAAATTTTGTAAAAAATAATAAAAGTGATACTTTAGATCATAAGTATAGTATTTTTTGGGGATTTTATAATGATGTTCCTCCTGAAGTAATTGGTTCAATTCATAATTTAGAGTACATTTCTCTATCTGAAAATTGTAAAAAACAAACAAATTGCTCTATAGATCTTAAAACCTTATTGGAAAACTACGAAAATGGAAATTAAAGTAAATCTCTCAAAGAAAAAAATATCTAATATTTCGGTGGGAGATATTGTTTATTGTTATGATGAATTTAATAATGTTTTTTGTGTAAATAAAGTTTCTGATACTTTTACCCCAACTATTAGGAAAGAATATCAAGAAAAAATTATTGTTGCCGACAACGAAACTTTATATACTTCAAGCATTCACCCCTTTTATGATGGTAAAAATAATAAATGGGTAGAAGCACAAGAAATTGTGAATATTTGTGGACTGGATGAAAATGGTAATGATATAATTATTGAAAATGATCATTCTTATATTTCTGAAAATGATAAAACTTTTTATGATTTTACTGTAGATCACTACCACAACTATTTTGTGGGTAAAAATAATAGTTTTATTTTAACTCATAATTCTGCAACTGTCCATTTTCCAATCTGGCATCAAGAAATAGAAGATATTTTGGTACTCAAAAATAATAAGGGAACCGAAGATAATCGTGTTCGCAAATTAGATTATTCTATACAAATTAGCAAACTTTTTTATGAACGCTTTATCAACAATCAAGAAATAACACTTTTTTCTCCACATAGTGTTCCCGGTCTGTATGATGCTTTTGGCACCGATAAGTTTGATGATTTATATGTGAGTTATGAACAAGATGAGTCTATTCCGAAAAAAACGATTGGAGCACAAGAACTCTTTCTAAACCTCTTGAAAGAAAGAGCAGAGACTGGTCGCATCTACATTATGAATATCGACCATTGTAATTCTCATAGTTCTTTCAAAGATCAAATTGTAATGTCAAATTTGTGCCAGGAAATAACTTTAAAAACAAATCCAATTCAACATATTGATGATGAAAATGGAGAAATTGCTACATGTATTCTTTCGGCAATTAATATTGGAAAGATTAAGTCAAATGATGAATTAGAACTTCTTTGTGATCTTACTGTTCGATCTTTGGATGAACTTATTGATTATCAAACTTATCCAGTAAAAGCAGCAGAAAACTTTACGAAAAATCGCAGAGCACTTGGAATAGGTTATATTGGTCTGGCACATTATCTCGCAAAACATAATCTAAAATATGAAGATTCAAAATCATGGAAATTAGTTCATGATTTAAGTGAAGCATTTCAGTATTATTTGATTCGTTCATCTGTAAATCTTGCGAAAGAAAAGAATGCTTGCAATCAGTATAATGAAACCAAATATTCTCAAGGAATTCTTCCCATAGATACTTATAAGAAAAATGTGGATGAAATTGTACCTAATGAACTAAATTATGATTGGGAAAGTCTTCGGGAGCAAGTTAGGCAATATGGTATGCGAAACTCAACGCTGTCCGCACAAATGCCAAGTGAAAGTAGTTCAGTCGTATCAAACGCTACAAATGGAATCGAACCACCTCGTGGATACTTATCAATTAAGAAGTCTAAAAAAGGTCCTCTCAAGCAAATTGTACCGCGGTATCAGACTCTTAAAAACAATTATACGCTTCTGTGGGATATGCATAGCAATCGTGGGTATATTAATATTGTTGCAGTTATGCAAAAGTTCTTCGATCAGGCAATTTCTGGAAACTGGTCGTATAATCCACAAAATTATGCCGATAATGAAGTTCCTGTTAGCGTAATGGCAGAGGATATGCTCTATTCATATTCTGTTGGACATAAAACGGCATATTATCAAAATACTTATGACATTAAGACTGATGAAGTGATTGAGGATTCCAAGCAAGAACTTCAATCACTTTTATTTGAACTTTCTGATTCCAAACAGGAAGATTGTGAAAGTTGCACAATTTAATTTGATTAAATATAAGAAGGTGAGTTAATTTATCAAGGAAAAAAATGATTTTTAATTTTAAGAAAAATAACAAGGAGAATCTAATGGTCGAATCTATGACCGTTTTTAATTCTGAAAATGTTGATAGTAAAAAATCTACTATGTTTTTTGGTCAACCACTAGGATTACAAAGATATGATTCTTATAAGTATCCAGTTTTTGATAAATTGACTCAACAACAACTTGGATACTTTTGGAGACCCGAAGAAATCTCATTACAAAAAGATCGTGGAGATTATCAAACTCTACGACCCGAACAAAAACATATTTTCACAAGCAATCTAAAATATCAGATTATGCTTGATTCGATTCAGGGAAGAGGTCCCGGTATGGCATTTGCTCCATATTGTTCTCTACCCGAACTGGAAGCTTGTATGAAAGTATGGGAGTTTATGGAGATGATTCATTCTCGCTCATATACCTATATTATTAAGAATGTATATTCAAATCCTTCTGAAGTTTTTGATACAATTCTTTGTGATGAGCGTATTATGGAAAGAGCGGCAAGTGTAACTGAAGCATATAATGACTTTATCAATAGTGCTCAACATTATGGAACTTCTGAACTTTGGAAACACGCTCAAGAACAAGTTCCTTACGCACAGGTAGAAAGATATGAACTCAAACGCAAACTCTACAGAGCAGTTGCAAATGTTAATATTCTTGAAGGTATTCGCTTTTATGTTAGTTTCGCTTGCAGTTTTGCATTTGGCGAACTCAAACTTATGGAAGGAAGTGCAAAGATCATCGGTCTAATTGCCAGAGATGAAAGTCAACATTTAGTCATCACCCAGAACATTCTAAACAAGTGGAAGGAGGGTGATGATCCTGATATGAAGAAAATCTCACAAGAAGAGGAACAATGGGTTTATAGGACCTTTGAGAAGGCAGTCAATCAAGAAAAACACTGGGCTGAATATCTATTTAAGGACGGATCAATGATCGGTCTAAATGATAAACTTCTTCAGCAGTATGTGGAATGGACCGCTAATCGTAGAATGAAAGCAATTGGACTTCAACCACTTTATGATATTTCTGCCAAGAATAATCCACTTCCCTGGACTTCACATTGGTTGAATTCGAGAGAAGTGCAAATAGCCCCACAACAATCGCAAATTACGAGTTATTTGGTTGGTGGAATTAAGTCTGATGTAAAACCCAATACTTTCTCAGGATTTAAGCTTTAATTCAAGAAACTGAAATATAATATTATATAAATAGTATTAGAGTTCAGTTTCCTACTTATGTATTATGTTTATGAATTAATAGACCCGAGAGTTAATCTTCCTTTTTATGTTGGAAAGGGAACTGGTAATCGGGTCTATTTTCATTTATCAGAACAATCTAGAGCAAAATTTGAAAATAAAAGAAAGTATAATAAAATACAAAAAATGAGAAAAGAAGGATATGAACCCGAAATCAAAATAGTAAAATATTTTGATAATGAAGAAGATGCTTATAATTATGAAGAAGTTTTAATAAAACAATATGGAAGAATAGGATATGATAAAAATGGAATATTGACGAATATTTGCGAAAATTTAAGACCTCCAAGTCCTAAGGGACGCACATATAAAGTAATATATGGCGATAAATGGGAAGAGGAAATAGAAAAAAGAAGAAAGTTGCAAATAGAAGCAGGAGGATATGGACCAAAAGAACACACTGAAGAAACTAAAAAAAAGATAAGCGAAAAGAATGCAGGAAAGAATAATCCGAGTTATGGTATTCCATGTGATGAAGAACGAAAAAGAAAAATAAGTGAGAAAGCAAAGCAAAGATATATTGACGGGTTTAAATCTCCAACTTCTGTAACTTATGTTTTAATCAGTCCAGAAGGAGAAACTCTAGAAGTTTTTGGTGAATTAAAAAAGTTTTGTGAGGAAAAGAATATATGCTATGCTACTATGTGCGCTGCAGTAAAGTATGATAGAAAAGGTCCAAGAAAAAATGGATGGAGCATTGAAAAAAAAATTTAGGTCATCAAATCCAGAAGATGCGTGTGTAATAAAACTTCAGGATTATTGTAAGTTTTCCTCAATTATACTAAAAGTTCCAGTAGTTTATAAACCTTTATGTGTTGATGCAAATTGTCATAATAATGTAAATCATTATGTAAATACTTATGGTGGAGAAAAAATAAGTGGATATTATTTAATCACAGATGTTGATGACGAAACATATGGATGTGCGATATATCATAGTATTTGGAAAAACACTTATGGTGATTTGATTGATATAACACCATTTGATGATTTGAGAGAATATAATATGTTTTGTGTATCAAATGCCACAGAATATTATTCGGGTATATTGTATGATGGAAATAAATATAAAATACTGCAACCGGGTATTAATATAAATTATGATATCAAAATCACTCAATAGTGATGAAAATTATGATGAGTGGTGTGAAGAAGAAATTATAAAAGCATATAAAGATTCTGCCGAATATGATGATTTACTTTTTGGAGATCACGACTATTCTTATGTATGGTTAGATAAGGGTCCTTGAGACCCTTTTTTTTATAAATAAAACTATAAAGAACTTAAAGAAAAAGATGTCTACACTTACAAGTAGTGATGTTCGGGGATTGATGGAGGCATATCAGGCAGTATATGCACCTCAAGAACTCACCGAAGAACAGGTTTGGGAAGAAGTTGAGAACTGGGTCAATTCACTTCTAAAAGAAGGTTATGACCTGAGTGATTATACCTGGGAAGAAATGTTTGAGGCATACGTTGAAGAGCAGGGAGGAAGGCGAGGTGCTGCACTAGGAAATCAAAACGTTAATACTAATGCTTCTAGTGCTATTAGAAATGCTGCCGACAACGTTGTTAAATCAACTATAGGGAGCACTCCTATAGGTCTTGCTGTTAGAGATATGGCATCTCGGATGCCCGAACCGAAGGGAAGTGGAACTAGAAGAGGTGCGGCAGCTGGAACTAAAACGCCATCACCTGCTTCTAGACCACCAATTGGTAGTCTTCCTCCAAGTGCAGCACAACCTGGAGGACCTGCTTCAAATAGAGTAGGGTCATATACATCAAGATTTGCAGGTGCTCGTGATGCTGCATTTGCAAAAGCACAAAATATTAAAGGTTCTCCTGTAGTTGGATCTAGATCTGCTTCTCCTGCTCCAGCAAGAACTGCTTCTCCTGCTCCGACATCTAAACCGCTGCCTCCAGCATCCTCTACTACTCCTGCCCCAGCAAGAACTGCTTCTCCTGCTCCGACAGCTAAACCGCTGCCTCCAGCATCCTCTACTACTCCTGCCCCAGCAAGACCTTCTCTTTCTTCTCAAGCAGATGAGATTCGTCAAATGAGAGCAAGATCATTACAAAGGCAAGGAAGAACATTAGATGCCGCTACTGTTAGTGGAACAACAAAACCAGCATATCAGGCAAATAGTTTCGATCCATATGATGTTATCAAAGGTCATCTTCTTGATGAGGGTTATGCTGACACTGAAGAAGCGGCACTTGCGATTATGTCAAATATGAGTGAAGAGTGGAGAGAAGAGATTCTTGATGAGGCATATCAAGAACCAAAATTTAATAGAAAGCACTATCTCCAAAAACTCTCCAAGGGAGGTGGTATGGGAATGGGAACTCCAGAAGACCCTCACGGTTATGGAGCCCCAAAAATGGCAAAAGTAGGTGCTGAGTTTGTAGCAAGAAAAACTGCTGCTTGGAAAGCACAGAAAACTGGAGAACCAGATACTTACAAGAAAGAAAGGGAAGCAAAAGCAGCAGCAAATAAAGCAAGAGGTGCCGCAAAGAGAAAGCGGTAGATAAAATCACTTCCCAAACTGGCACACAAGAGGGTTTCACCACCCTCTTTTTTTATAAATAAAATTATAGAAAAACTAAAAGAAAAGAAATGTCTAATCTTACAGCAAATGGTGTAAATGGATTGATGGAAGCATATGCTGCCGTATATGATCAAGATTTGAGAGAACAACTTGAAGAAGACAAAGAAGTACAAGAACTAACACTGCAAATTATTGAGAATGCCGCTTATGTGTTGTTTTCTCAAGGATATGATGTAGATGATGTAATCTCATATTTCACCGAAGCAACTGAAGACGTAATCAGTGAGGACTTTGTTAACTTTGCAGAAGGAACTGTTCTTCTTGAAAGTGTTGTTGTATCTGATGAGTATATTCGAGAAAATTTTGAATTATTAGAAAATAGAATAAAAGCAGCTTTTGATCTAGGTAAAGCTGCTGTTAAAACTTTAGTTGGAAAAGGTCCAGGATATGCTCCTACAAAATTACAAGGTCCAAGAGCGCCAGGTCTGATAGATAAAGGAAAAGCACTTCTTTCTAAGGCAGTTACAAAAGTAAAAGATGTTGCCAAAGGTGCAAAAGCACTTGTCGGTAAAGCTCCTACTGCTCTCAAAGGGGCAGTAAAATTAGGTGGAAAAGCACTTCCTTTTGCTGGTTCCGCACTTTATGGTGCTGATGCGGTTTCTAGAGCGAAAAAGGGAGATTGGGGTGGAGCAGCTCTAAGTGGTCTAGGTGCAGTAACTTCTTTTGCTGGACCTGTTGCTGCTTTGGCACCTGCTGGTGTTCAAATGGCAACTGATGCTATGGGACTCACTGGTGATAAGAGCAAGAAAGGTCCTTCTGCCAAAACAGCACCATCAGGACCACCTTCTCTGAAAGCAAAGCAAGATTATGCAAAATCAAAAGGTAAGTATTATTCATCATCTGACCAGAAGACATATATGAATTATAACGATGCCTTGGCAGCAAAAAATTCTAGAAGAGGTGTGAAGCCAACTCCGGCACCATCATCTCCTGCTCCTGCCGCACCATCTATTCCTTCTGGAGGTGGGGGAGGAGGTTCTTCACCTTCCACTTCACCAAAATCAAAACTAGCACCTACAAAACCATCCGGTTCAGATACCAAACTCACTCCGATGCAGCAGTGGGCAGCTAAGAATCCAACTCTTGCCGCTAAAGTTAAATTGGGTCAATCTGGTTATGATGATATTTCTGCAACTAGAACTAAACCAGGTCCTAATGAAAAGCAGGACCAAACTCCAACACAAGGTCCTCCAGATGCCAAGATTGATACTAAAGCAGTAGATGCCGCTATAAAGGCACAACAAGAAAGAGATAAGAATAAGGCACAAGCACAGACAGTAAATGCTTCTTACGAATATGATGCCTATGACCTCGTGCTTGAGTATCTCCTCTCACAGGGGCATACAGACACCGTAGAAGAGGCAAATTACGTGATGCTTGAGATGGACTCCGAGATGATTGGTGATATTGTAGAAGTAATGACGCCAGTGGGAGGACCTTATACAGAAGCATATACAACACCAGGTATACAAAATCTTCTTAATAAAAGAAATCCAGACAGTCTAAAACCTAAAGAATCAGGTATACAAAATCTTCCTAATAAAAGAAATCCAGACAGTCTAAAACCTAAAAAATCAGGTATAATGAAAGCATTTTAGGATCAAAAGTATTAAAACCTTAACATAACTTAAAGCACCTCTTGACAAGGTGCTTTTTTATTGCTAGAATAGGTTTGTCCCCTTTGAGAGCAAGGTATCTTTAAGTACTTTAAGACTCCTCTTGAGAACTCTTAAGGACCAATTCATAAATTCTATTCACTTCACTGGAAAAGAACTTACCTTCTACATTTGTGTTGTAATAATCTTCTCTTAAGATTACATCACGCTTGAACTGTTCCATAGTCTCATAATAACTCATAGATTTCTTATGAGGACACAAGTATAAGATTTCTCTGGAAAACTTATCTGAACCTAATATCTTTACATCTTCAATCAGTTCATCACAAGATCCCCAATAAGATTGCCAATCACTTTCTTTGGTTTTTCTTCTACCTGTCTTACGATCTTTCTGTCTTGTCCAAAAATGCTTCTTACCAATATACTTTTTATCATTAGTTAGATTTGTAATGACATAAACAAAGCCTTCCATACCTTTGGGTACGTCGGTAAAGTCCTCTTTGTTGTATTGCCAAGTCATACTATAAGTAATTCTAATCATAGTATGTAGACACAGTACTTGACAAGAAAACAAAGACCTATTATATTACCACTGAAGTTATCACATAAGACATTGGCAGTAGACAAAGAACTATTGGAAAAAACTCTTCGAGTCTCTCACGACTGGGCGGTTAATAGAGCACGTTCACTAAATGCATTTCATAAAAGCAAAAGTA